GATCGTCGCCGAGACGGCGCCCTGGATCAGCGTGTCGCCGTCGAACGGCTCGACGGTGCCGCCCGCGGTAAAGGCGACAAGGTCGAAATACGGCACCAGCACCCAACCGGCCGGGGTGGCCTGGTAGAGCAGCGCCGCCGTGGCGCCGACATTGGCGCGGAACGCATAGACCTGATCGACGCCCCCGAACGCCATGGAGACGACGCCGAGGATCGGCCCGCTGCCCGGCACGGCGTTGATCGCCGCACGGTAAACGTCAGCCGCCGCCGCGGTGTAGATCGCCTCGGTTTGTGCGCCGATCGAGACCGTCTGCGCGGTTGCCTGCCCGGTCAGCAGCGACAAGGGCGACACGCGTAGCCAGTCGGTCTGGTCGAAGATGCCCGCGACCATGGTCAGCACCAGATAGGCGACCGGCGCGGTCACGACGGCGACGACCGTCCCGGAGGCGCCACTGCCGATCTGGGTGACGACCTGGCCCGCGACCGGAACCGGCGTCGTCGCGGCCGAGGTGAAATCGCCGCCGAAATCGCCGCCGAAATCCGGCAACTGAGGCACGGAGAAGGCCACGACCTGAACCACGGTATAGCTTGCCGCACTCGGCGACGGGTGGCCGTCGAGCCGCTCGTAACCGTCGATGCGGGCGTAGCCGCCAAATTGCGCCACTTCAAAGTTGAGTGCATCGCTCAACGCCCCGGGCTGGAGACGCAGCGACGGCGTCGTGAGATCCAGGCCGCCGGGGAACGGCTGGCCCTGCGCGTTGGAACCGCTGCCCAGCGACGTTTCGGTGTACTGAACCTTGGCCCAGCCGCCGGCTTTCGCGACGGCGTTCATCTGGCGCGCCGCGCGCCGAGGAAGCCGAACGCGCCCATCGCCGCGACGGTGAATGACGACTGCGCGACCAGATAGACCGTCGTTGTCGTCGCCAGAGACAGCCGTGTCGTTCCGGTCGAAAAGCTGGGGTTGACCGCGCCGGGAACGGTGGCGGCCATGAATTGCTGGAACAGCGCCCCCGTGGTCGCGGCAGGCAGCGCAGCCGTCGTGGTGTTGATGCCGCCCTGCGCCGCCGTGATCGAGGTCGTGGCGGCCGGCGTGAACGCCACGGTGCCGCGCACATCCCAGTCACCGGCCGTCAGGCTGATGCTGGTGACGTTGGCCGGCGTCGCCGTCGTCAGGGCAACCGCGGAACCGGCCGCGATGGCAGACGACACGAACTCGCCGACACTGCCGGTCGCGACGTTGTCGTTGGTCACGGTGCCGGCGACGCCGATGGTCGAGGTCGGCGAGATCAGCCCGGTCGTGGCGAGGGTGGTGAACTTGCCCGCGGCCGGGGTCGTGGTGCCGATCGGCGGCGGCGCCAGCAACGTGGCGGCCGATTGGATCGCACTGCCGGCCAGGGTGGCCGCCCCCGTCAGCGCCGGAGCCGCCTTCGGTGCCAGCAGTGCCTCTGCCGCCGTGGCCCGCGCCGTCTCTGCGACGGTCGCCGCATAGTTCGTGGCCAGCGCCGCATTGACCGCCGCATTGACCGCCGGCGCGTTGAGGACGGGCTGCCCTGGTGTCGTTGTTGGCCCGGTGAGGGCGATTGTGCCGCTCACGCAAGAGCTCCGCCGAACGTCATGCGCTTGGCCCGCACCGCCATCAGTTGCGCATACATGGGGGCATATTCCTCGCTCGCGCGCTGGTACAGCTCGGGCGCGCTCTCATATCCGGCCGCCTTTTTCATCGCGGTATAGATGATGAGATGCTGAAAGCGCGTCGGCAGGCCGAGCGGAACGTCCGTGTCCGCCGCCAATGCCTGCGGCGCCATGAAGTAATCGGCGGTGATGGTGTACAGAGCATTCGGCGGCGGTCCGAGGCAAAGCGACTGATCCGGCCCGACCGCGAACGCGACAGGCCGCGTCTGCACGTTCCGCATGGCACCCAGCATCATGCCGTCCCGCCATTCGTCGAACGACACCTCGTCCAGGAATATCTCGCCCGTGAACCCGCTCGCGGTCGGATAGCAGCGCGGCGTCTCGCGATCCCATTTGCCGAAGGAATCCACCGCGACGCCGACCGTGCCGGCGCCCGTGCCAAGGGGATACGGCGCCTGACCCGCGACGGTCTGGAAGGCGACGCCGCCGCCGAGCAGGACGGACGAGCGCATCCAGTCCCAATCGTCGTGATCGCATTGCAGATCGTTCCACGCGTCGCTGACCCAGCCGACGATGCGCCCGAGCGAGCCGGTGGCACCGACGACGGTCGGCAGCGCGGTCTGGATTGCGACAGACGAGGCTACGCCACTTTCCACGCATGTCTGCTGGCAGAGGGCGAGGAAATTCATAGATTGCGCCTACGGATTTCCGACACCCAGGCCGCGCCGCGAGGGTTCGCGTCCTCAATTATGGAGAACGAGTGCACCGGCGACGTAAACCGTTGCACAATATTATTGGGCCGCTCGCTGTCCATCTCTTGGATTTGTGTATGCACGGTATCGACCTTGGCCCGGATGATGACTTCCAAGACCTTGCGCTTGACGATCAGCACCCGGCCGACCGGGAGGTAGCCGATCTCGTCCCAGCGGTTGGCCTGGAACACCTCGGCCGGCTTGCCGTTGACCCAGATCGGAAACGCCCCCGCCGCGTTCTTGTCGGAGGACGGTTCCAGCCTGATCGTGACCGGCTCCTCCATGAACGCCAACTCATCGAGGTAGTCCGCGTTGCCGATCTTTTCGCCAATGACGATGTCGCCGTCATACGCGGACGTATCGACGATCGGCGGCTTCTGCTCGACCTTCGGCAATGTTTCGCTGTGCAATTCCTGGCGTGCCATAACAATTCCTCAGAAAAGGTTCCGGACGGCGAAGTAGGTCGCGAGCCACATCGCGGCGAACACCGCGAGGATCATCACCCCGGCCCGCGCCGCCGCTCCAGGCGTTTCCTTGCCGTCCGGGTCCAGCGTGATGGCGCAATGGCGCCGCTGCACCAGTGCCCCCAGGATGTCGCAGACGACGCACCCCCACCGCACGCCGGCCGCCTGCGCGTCGGCGGCGTGGACGGACACCGTCTGGGTGTCGTCGCCGTCCAGGAACATCACGTTCAGGACGCGGTCCAAGGCCCAGCCCATGCGGTCGGGCCATGAATCCGCGGCATCCGGCGTCGGCGAGGACATGGCCAGCCGTCAGCTCGCCTGCGGCCGGGGCGGAATCTGGCCGATGTTCTGGAACGTCGTCGCCACGACTCCCGAGGCCGCCCACGCCCCGGTGCCGGGTATCCATGCCGCCGCCGAGGGCGCCGTCTTGACGATGGTATAGGCCAGCGGCAGGAAGTTGATCGGCAGCGGCGGAAACTGCGGATCATTGATCAGTGCGCCGGTTGTCGTCGTTACCCCGATCGAGGTCGCGATGATCTGCCCCTGCACGAGCTGCAAAGCCCCCGCCGCGGTCTGCCCGAACACCAGCGCACAGGTCTGGTTCGGCTGTAGCGCGTTGAACGCCAGGCCGGTGTTGGCGTCGGTCGTCGGGGTGGCGGCGTTGGTCTGCGGGGCCAGCGTCGTGACGAATTTGCCCTGGATCAGTCCCGCCGTCGTCACCGTGGACGTAAACGTCGAGGTGGTTCCTGCGACGGCGCCGCAGTTCACCAGATTGAGGGTAAAACTCGGGTCGAAATCAGTGTTAACAGCCATGTTTACTTGCTCCTCAAAGCAATACGGTGGGATCGAACGCGCCCAGCGGACTGATATAGACGGTGGTGCCGGCATCGAGCGCGGTCGTGCCGCCCGTGAAGCCCGCGGCGTTGTAGATAATCGCGAACCCGATCAGCGATTTCTTCTGCGGAAACTGCGGCCAGGTGACCGCACCAAGGGTTGCCCCCGGGTTGCCGCCCGCCACTGTCAGGTTCCCCGCGCTATCCACGAAGAACGCGGCGATGACCCACGGCGCGGCCACGGTGGCGTTGATGCCGGTCAGCGCCGGGAGAGCGGTTCCCGCCGCGACCGACACCAGTGTGCCGCCCGCCACGGCGTAGAAGGTCGCGGCCCCCGTCTTGGGGTATGCGGCACCTCCCGCGTTGATCACCAGCCCGGCCGAGGTTAGCGGCTGCGACGAGCAGCGGTCAGCGACCGGGTCAATGACGCGCGAGAGAAAATAGCCGTCCTGGACGTTGGCGAGGCCCTGCAGGTATCTGCCGATTGTATCAAGCATCGGAAGGCTCCTTTACTTGATTACACCAGGACCTTGCTGCCGACGTAACCAACAGCCATCCATCCGGGATTCTCGATCATCACGGCCTTCCACCATGCCGTGCCCGAATAGCCGCGCTGGCCGAGCGGATCGGATTTACTCTTGTCGCCGGGCGGCAGGAACGTCGGCGACAGGCTGTCCCTGCCGCGCAGCGCGATCTGGCCCCAGGCGTCTTGCGCCGTGACGATGAAGGGGTAAACATCGATCGACACGCCGGTCGTCGAATACAGCCCGGTTGCGCCGATCGCGGCACCCGCGTCCTGGATCGACGGCAGATCCGGACTGGTGATGAACCGGAACCGCTCGCACTTGCCGACCTCGTATGCCTGCGGCGTGCCGGAGGCATAGGATTCCGCCGGGACGAAATTCGGCAAATCGCGAATGTCCGGCTCAAGGTCGGTGTGGCAGTACACCGTGTAACCCTCGGCGACGCCGTCGGTGCCGAAATTCGGGCCGGACTTCAGTACCTTGTTGACCGGCTTGCCGTGGTTCGCCTGCAAATTCTTGGCGATCTTGCGCACCATGCCGAGCGTCAGACCGCCCGCCACGGTGGCGATCGAAGTGCCCGCGCCGCCGTAATAGGCGTTGGTGCAGCCGCGGAGCGCACCCCAAATAATCATTTCGTTTACGAAAGTTACCCGCTCGCCGATCTGCTCGATCATCGCTTTCGGGATGTCGTCTTCATACAAATCGTACGTCTTGTCGGTGAACCCGTAGAGGCAGCCGAACTGCTGCACGACGACGGTGATGTCCAGCGGCACGATGCTGTCGGGCGCGGGTGTCACGCCTTCCTGGATCTGGTGCGCCTGTGTGATGGTGTTGCCGCGGTCGCCGGTGCCCGACTGGAAATAGGCGTTCATGGTTGTCGCGTTGGTCGCGGTCGCGCCATAGGGCAGCCAGCGCCGGGCGACGTAGGTGTCGCTGGAATTGCGCGGCATCGGGATCTGCCGGCCGGTTTTGCCGAGCACCTCCAAAGGCACCGCGTGAGCGAGTATTTCGCCTTTGAACTTGTTCAGACGACCGGGAGTTAAGCTAAACGATTGAACTGGCATAGTACGGCTTCCTGTTCTACTAAGGGTTTATGCATATCTACTTGCAGAAAACCGCCGTCACAGGGCGCCGGTCACAGGCCGAACCGCATCAAAATACGCGGACGGTCGTTGTCGTTTCAGTCCGACTAGGCTATAATCCGGGTCAGCGCCGGTGCTTGTAACACCGACGCCAACCCTAACCACTACGAGAGTGACCTCGTTATGGCTGATCTAATCATACCGCCGCCAGACGCTGCCGGGTATTGGCATTTCGTCTACCGCACGACCGACATGCTGGACGGTCGCTGGTACGGCGGCAAGCGATCTACCAAGAAGCATCCGTTGTCCGATCGGTATCTTGGTTCTGGCAACTGGATCAAGAAGCACCCGGCGCGAGAGCGGTTGAAACGTGAGGTTGTCGCGTTCTACCCGGGTTCGGTTGAGGTCTTCGCTGGCGAGGCCGAACTGATCACATGGACCATGGTGTGGGACGATCCGCTCTGCATGAACCTGCGCGACGGCGGAGAGGGAGTGTCGGTGGAGGCCGCCCTGCTTCGGTATGCTGACCCGGAGCGGCGCGCGGATCATGCCGCAATGCTTCGACGCATAACCTCTGATCCGAAAGTCCAGGCGAAGATGAGCGCCTCGGCGCTTCTCAGGTTTAAGAACCCTGAGGAACACGCGAAGCAGACTGCGCACATGCGCCGGATAACCTCCGATTCGGTTCTGCTCGCCAAGGCCCGCACCACCCGCGAGACTCCGGAGTGGCTTGCAAACGTCACCGCCGCCAATCAACTCACGCACTCCACCCAAGAGTGGAAGGACGCCCATGCCGCCGGTATGCAACGTGCCCAAACCGACCCAGCGTGGCAGGAGGCTATGGCTTCCAAAAACCGCCGTATGGCGACTGATCCAGCGTGGCGTGCTGCCAATGCCGCGGGCTCAGCAAAACGATCAGCCAATTCAGTAGGGACCTATTGCTTTTGCTCAAGGGGTCAGATATATAGTTCGGGCCGGGCGGTGCTGAAACACCGTATCCGGCCCTGACCACAAACGAGAAGGAACCTCGTCTCATGGCTAAGCCGTCCAACCTCCATTCAATGGGCATGTCAATTGCCGACGAACGCGACCCGAACTTCACGCCGGTCGCAGCGTTGGTCGCCAATTCAACCAACCTGCACTTCACGTTCGTCAACGATGGCGGCGTGGTGGCGACGTTCGGTAGCGACAACATCGAACACTTACGCTCCTGGTGGCTTGTGCAATGCGCCAAGCTGAACAATCCCAGCCGTCGCGGCTTCTGGTTGATGATGAACGTGCGAGAATTCACCAAACTGCGGGACACAAAGACTGGACTGCCAGTCAAGCGGCTGTCGGCATGTGTCTTTCGTAATGGCGAGCCGTTCGAGCCGCTATCCGCCGCCGACGTGCGGCAAGCGTTCGGCACCGATGCGGCGACCGGAAAGGCGCTGCCGCCGCAAACTGATGTCCTCTTTGTGGACTTTGCCGCGTGAACCTGATCGCGTTCATCAAACAGTTCGGCACCGATGAAGCCTGTCGCACGCACATGGAAAGCGTACGCTGGCCGAACGGCCCGGTCTGCCCCAAGTGCGGCTCGATCAACCAAGCCGCCCCGGTGGGGCGGCGCCCCGGGGTGTTCCGCTGCAAGGCGTGCTCGAACCAGTTCACTGTCACCGTTGGCACCGCGATGGAAGGCACGCATCTCGGGCTGAACGTCTGGTATTTGGCGATGTATCTGATGATGAGCACCGCCAAGCCGATCAGCGCGATGAGCTTGTCGCGGCAGATGAAAATCCAGTATCGGACGTGCTGGCACCTGCTTCACCGGCTGCGTGCGATGCTGGAAAGCGGCGAACCCATGCCGCTGTCGGGCATCATCGAAGCGGACGAAACCTATGTCGGCGGGAAGGCGCGGAACCGGCAGAAGCACCGGCCCGCACTGACGGCGCGAGGGCGCGGCACCGACAAGCCGATGGTCTTTGCTGCGATCGAACGGGACGGCGAGGCACGGACCGCCGTTGTTACTTCGGCCAGCGCGATGGCTCTCGATCCTTTGATGTTCAGATGGTTTGATCGTGACTCCGTTCTCTGCACTGACGAACTGGCGACCTATCAGTGGTTCGGCAGCAAGATGCGGCGCCATCACACGGTCACGCATTCGGCTGGCGAGTATGCTCGCACCGAAGGCAAGGTTCGGGTTCACGTCAACACAGCCGAGGGCTTCTTCGGTCTGTTCAAGATCGGCATCCTTGGCATCCACCACTGGGTTTCGGGCAAGCACCTGCATCGCTACGCGACTGAGCACACGTTCCGCTACAACACGCGCCACGACGCCGCCGACCGGATCGCGAAGTGCTTGATCGGTCAGCACGGGCGGCTCCGGCTGCGCGAACTGTTCGCGTGAACGTCCCAGTCACCCAGGCGCGCAAGGGCAAGGTGCTGGGCGCTGGCGTGAAGGCTTGCGCGCGGTTCGGCGGCCAGACCCGCTGTCTGTGGAACCTGTTCACCGCGATGAACAATGCGCGGATGAAGGCCGAGGGAAAGTTCGTCTTCTATGCCGAATTGTCCGCGATGCTGCCGAAGTTGCTGAAAGAGGACGACAAGCTCCGTGGGTTGCCCCATCGGGCTGCACAAATGACAGCGCAGAACTTTGATCGGACGCTGAAGAACTATATCCGCAACAAGGCCGAGTTTCAGCGTATCGACGCGAAGCGAAAGGCCAAGAGCGCGGCGCGCGTGGCCTCGGGGCTGCCGCCGCTGAAGCCGAAGAAGTCCGGTATCCCGCAGTTCAAGCGCCGCGATGACCATGCCGACGCCTTCTCGTTCGTGGGCCGCGAATGCCGGATCGAGCCGCGCCGGGTGCGCTTGCCGAGAATTGGCTGGGTGCGCGTGCGCGGGCTTGAGGTGCCTCATGGCGCGGCGTTGAAACAGGTGGCACTGACCCAGGAACCGGATGGCTGGCATGTGTCGGTCCAGTTCGACGCCGACCCGAAGAAATACAAGACACCGACCCGGCCTACGATCGGCATCGACCATGGCCTGACAGCGTTGGCAGCGTGGTCCGACGCCGAGAAGATTGCGCCGCCGCGCTATGCCAGGAAGGCTGAAAAGCACGTTCGACGTTTGAACCGGGAGCGCGACCGGCGGCGCAAGGGTGGCGTGAACCGCCGCCGCACCGTGGCGCGACTGGCCAGGACACATCGTCGCGTGCGCGACCTGAGACAGAACTTTCTGCACAGGCTGACGTGCAGGATGGTGGACACTTTCGAGGGGTTTGCGGTCGAAGACCTGAACCTGAAAGGTCTGATGAAGACGAGGTTGGCGAAGTCCTTCGCCGACGCCAGTCTGGGCGAGCTTCTGCGGATGCTTCGCTATAAGAGCGAATGGGCGTGTCGGGAATGGCGCGTCCTCGGTCGATTTCAGCGCAGCACGGGCGTCTGTCCCGAAGAAGGCTGCGGCTGGATAGGTCCCAGGCTTCGGCCTGGAATCGCCACCTGGACGTGCGGAGGTTGCGGCGTGATCCACGACCGCGACCACGCCGCGAGCCGGGTGATCCTTCGGGATGCGACGGTGGTGAGAGCCGCCGGGGTAGCGCCAGCAAGGCGCGAACCTGCCCGCGCGTTCGGGCGAAAGCGAGGAGCTTTGCCGCGCGCTGACGGGATCGAGGCCGGTGCCTCGGTTAGTCACGACGGGTCACCTTCGAATGTTGTGGATGTTCAGCTTTGAGCAAAAGCAATAATCGCGTCTCGCTATGGAGACTGACCACGTAGCAGAGCAACTCCTGCGGAGGCTGAGGGAAGCAAATGAGCGAACCTGATGGGATGCTGGCCTATCAACTGGCGATCCGCACGCCGAATCGAGATGACCCGAACTGGCCACTGCCATCGTTTGATGCCCGCG